TTATTGGGTCCTACAGGACCTGACATACTAGGTGTCTCTGCCATGAACTGTTTAAAGGTCTTCATGACAATGCCAATACTAAACCTATAGATGCCTTACCTGTCAAATTAGAACCGTCACCATAATAAGTTACGGCAGAACCTGCTAAAGCAGTAACTATACCAGCAATATCTATACCATCATTAAACGTACTAATACCAACAGAATCTACATGCTGTACGTCTTCATAATGAACAGTTCCTGCACAAGATATATTACCAGTAACATGAAGACTCTTAGCAATACCAACACCACCAGATACAATTAATGCTCCTGTACTAGCAGATGTTGCATTAGTAGTGTTACTAAGAGTAGTAATACCACTTACATTCATTCCCATTGTAGAGGTATTACCCTGCTTCAATGTCTGATCTAAGGTCTCTGCATCTGTGGTTAATGCTGTACTAGCAATACCAACAATCTTTAAATTAGAATCATATATCAGTACTGTACCTGTATTAATACCAGGATTAGTAGCAGTAGTCTCATACTTAGTATAAGTTCCAATACCAACGTCTTCTAGGTCATCAAAACGTACAGCACCACCTCCACCTAAGGTTGCTATCTGTTGCTGAACTCTATTGATAAAAAGTCTATAGTGTTTTGCTAAGTCTGCATGAGTAGCAAACTCCTGATCCAAAGGAGTTAATGGATCTGAATTATCAACATTAGGAGGAATGTTTAAAAGTCCTTCTTGTATATCACCTTGTGTTATTTTTATATCATATACAATAGATTTTAACTCAGTTAAATCTTTAAGTTCTTTTTTAATATTTTTTATATCTTCCTCATAATATTTTGGTTTAGGTAAAGTCTTTATTCTTTCTTGAAGAGATTTAATCTCACCATCCATATGCTTGGCAAGATTATCTGTAGACTCCACAAATGATTCCTGTAAATTGTCTACAGTTTTCTTGGTTACTTCACTAAAAGCATCAAACCTCTCACCTACTTTTTCATTAAAAGTTATCTCAAACTCTTTCTGGTTATTTTTTAGTTTCTTCTGAAGATTCCAAATAACAGTAGATTGCTCTCTAAGTTCTTTAAAAATATCTTTTCTTACAGTATCAACTCTTTCATGAATAGTTTTAAAGTCAGTCTTTGTCTCAAACTGCTTTGTATCACCCTCTTCCTGTATCCTTTCTAACTCAGTAGTTACTCTAGCAGCTAAGGTGGATATAGTGTCCCTAACTCCTCTGAAATCCTCATCAATAACATTGAATCCTTTTCCAACCCAAGCAAAATCAGGGACTTCGGTGACTTTGTGAATCCAAGTAGGTAAAGTAGGGATAGAGTCTTCAACTTTACTAATTGATTCTCGTAATGCCTGCAACTCATCTTCATAATAACGTACCTCAGGTACTACAGGTATCTCTTCTTTTATCTGCTGAATAGTAGCAGATAACTCTTCTAACTCTGGAGCATAATCTTTAATCTCTGGTATCTCTGGAATGTCCTTACGGACATCATTAACCATCCTCACTAACTCACCCCATTCAGGTGCTTTAATAACATCTTCTACTTCTAGAAAAGCATTACCATCAGCATCTTCAATGGTTTGAACTTCTTCTACAATCTCTTCTTGTGGTAGAAACTCATCTACCGACGGTAATTCAGGCTCAACAATAAACTCGTCTATTGACGGTAGATCTACAATAGGAGTCTTATTTACCATATTTCTATTTATTTTGGGCCTTGGTTGCGTCTTTTAACATCTTAGCTAAATCAGCAGTCGAACCTACAAAGAGTGAATTGTTAACTGTATTTGGTCCTTTTTGTACAGTCTCTTCTTCTACATCCTTAAGTTTCTTCTGCAGATCCATCAATTTGTCAGTTGCGTCTGATACTGACTTAACGAGTTGTCCAGCAACTTCGTATGCTCTTGGCATTTCGCTCTCTTGAGCAAGTTCAAGAATTCCATTAATTGCTTCTTGTCCTTTTTCAATGATAGAGTATAAATTGCCTCTTGTGTATTCGTAGTCATTTCTGATATCCGTTTTGTCCCTATCTACGGGAGGTTTTTGAATACCAACCTTCTTAGTGTCTGCAACAATTTCGCTTGCTACATCAAATGCTTCATCTAATTCGGTGAAGTCTGCCATAATTATACATCCTTGTTCTGAGATGGACTATACTGCTTGAAGTCTTGGAAGAATGAAGTTGTCTCATTGAATCCGAAGTTATCACCTATATCAATAAGTGCATCATCAGCAGCAGTAATAAGGTCTACTGTAGCACCATTAACATGTTCTGCTGCAGTAGTTCCCTCTTGACCACGTTTGACAACAAGATTGTTACCATCGATCTCTGAGATGCTCATATTCTCAGTACCGACATAGATATGGTCATTAACGCTGAGAGCAGAAGAATCACCTACAGTAACAAGTGTTTCTGTGGTACTTAAGGTTTCCGCCAAATATGTAGTTCCATCATTAGTATAATCTTTAACTGCCTTAGGTGTAACACTATAACGAACTTCTCTTCTAAAGTCTTTGCCCTTCCTTGTACTGTAATCAATGGTTGCTTTCTTAATTAAACCAGTTGATGAATCAGGTATAGGTCCGAAGAGATATGTTTTAGCAGTAAATGTTAATGTGTAGATTAAAGCTCTACGTTCTGAAAAATCTCCCTCATAGTCATCAGTAAAAGTGACACTATCCAAAACTACAGGAACGTCTCTTTTTTCACCAATGCTTGAGATTAAATTTATTGTTAGGTTATAAGAAGGTTGGAAATAAGGTAATATTTGTTCAACAATCTGCAATGCATCGTCATTTAATTTAGCAATGAGATTGAGTTCAAAACTCATATTATATGGAACTGGCATATAAACTTTCTTAGCAGTCGTCTTGTCAGATGTAGCTGCAGTTAGAAAAGTTTGAGTCTGAGTTACTTTCCTTGAAGGATCATAACTTAAACCAGTAAACTCAAATGATAGTCGAGGTAAGGTTAAAGTTTGTGCATTCTTAAGATCAGGTGCCTGTTCAATCCGTGCTAAAAACTTCTGGATTGGACCATATGCCAATGGCACTTTCATCACACTGACAGCTTTTTGATCAGCGTCTAAGTGTTTGATCTGTATGTTATTGAAGAGAGTTCCGAAACCAATTACGGTCTTTCTAAGGATCTCATTGTAGAAATATTCAAACACAGATAATAATTCGACTACTTACTATTTAACAAGTTCCGAACCACCACCTATTGTATGCTTACCATCCTTAGTTGCGAATCTGTACATTTTCTCATGCATAGTAACAGTTTCTTCAGCAAGTTTCTCAAAATCTGGTGATGATTCATGCCTTGAGGCATAATTCTTTTCGTGTTCTATTTGGTCACTTTCATCAAACCAATCAGCAATTTCTTCCTCAGGCCTAGGGTTATCAGTAGCAACTGGCATTTCATCTAAAGGATTCTTCTTTCTAGGTTGTTCAAACCAATCATCATCGGGTGTAATAATAACTTCCATTAAGCATCTCCAAAGGGATTTTTACGTGTCCAATCAAGTATATCATCTCCTGCTGATTGGATATTTTCATTATCGGCATATGGTGTCACTAGATCGTCAGTAGTATCCACTGCAAGAGTATAAACTGCCGAGGATTCGTCACCAGTGATAGACTCTCCTGGGTTGAATGTTCCTGTTGCAATACCGACCACAAGGGTTTTAGTAGTTGCATCCCATGACTTGACTCTAGCCTTGGTTCCTGTTGTTCCACCTGTAACCTCCTCATTGAAGTAGTAATCACCAGATCCAAGTAACCCAGGATTACTAATAGTGACTGTTGGGACCTCAGTGTATCCACAACCAGCATTAGACAGTCTAGCAGACTGTATAGTACCTCCAGCTGCTACTACCTCTCCAAGGGCAGTAACCCCTGTTCCAGGGGAACTGAAGGTGATTGTAGGAGTAGTACCATAGTAACCTGATCCACCATCGGTAATAGTAACAACACCAACACTACCAGTTGTAGCAATACCCACTGTCACAGCAATACCAGTTCCTCCTCCACCACTGAATGCTACTGCAGGTATTTCAGTATATCCAGCACCAGGATTAGTTATACGTACACTCTCAACAGCAAACGAAGTTGTTAATCCTGTAACACTTGTTGTTATTGCTACAGCAGTAGCTGTAATGCCGCCACTTGGAGCAGAAGAAATTGCAACTGTAGGTGCGGCTCTGTATCCAGCTCCAGAATTAAGGAGGTCAATGAACTGAATACCGCCGTCTCTAAATGTGGTGACAGCAGTAGCTGTTGTTCCGACACCAGTAAGTGTGAGAGTTTGGTTATATCCAAGGTCTTCTGTTTCGTCATCAATAGAACCAATCCCAGTATCAACCGTTTCGTCCTCATAACGGAATACTTCACACTGTAGTTCGTAGACATAAAGTTCTTTTAATTGATAGAAGGGCTTTGCATGTTCGACGAATTTAATTTCGTACAGTCTATCATCAAGCGGGAACCAGATAATATCTCCTTCTTTTGGTCTGGTGGATAATTTAATTCCCGTTTCGTTTCTAATAAGAGGGGTAATATAATTTTCGAATCTATCCTTAGATATAGTGAGGTTAATATCTTGCTGGACTTCAATACCAAACTTTGATAATACTGTACCATTTCCTTGATATACATCATAGTTATTGACATATGCTTCTAGTGGATAAGCATCATCAAACTTAGACTGAATTACTTCTCTAATAATAGTATTAGTCGTTAGATATTTACGAGGAAGATAATAACACTCAACACCATACATCTTCAACTGTTCGTTGATTAAATCCTGAACCAAATTCTGTTCGTTTTTGGTTCCTTGTGTAAAAAATGGATTTAATGCCATCAGCCTATCAGGTCAAGTGGTAGTTCTTCATAATCCCAAGTCATTCTATCTTGGATCTTATCGATCTCAAGTTGAGCATCGTCATATATCTGACGACCATTTAATTCAATACCACCAGGAAGTTTCACCCCTTGGAATTTAATAAGGTTCTGACCCCACTGTCTCTTAAGAAGAGCAGTAAAATACCTCTTTAAGAACCTATCATTAAAGACTTTAGTAGAGTCTGAGGGATCTAAAACTCTCCAACAATCAATAATAATATATTCATCTTTTGACACACTACCCCAATCAATATCAAGATATAATCTATCTTGTCTAATATTATATCTAATCTGTTTCTCAGTATTCAATAAGAAATCAATATCTTCCAACTTCGTCTTTGTCATCGCATATGTCAATAATTCAAGTGAATCAAAGTAATAAACATCATTTAAGAATAACTGATATTTCACACTAAACATATTATTGGTCATGGTATTAGAACCATCAAATCTGTATATCTTATTAACACCTACAATAGTATCAGGCATTTTAATATAATTACTATTCTCTTCAAATTTAAATGTAGCATCAGCACCAGCAGTAGTTCCTATACCTGTACTTGCTGGTTGGGTAACAGTTGTTGTTACAATTCCTACTGTACCATTACCTCTACTAATATCATCATCAGTAAATTGATACTTTAATGGTAGTTTAACTACACCATCATAATGCCTTTCGTTCCAAAACTGGAATGCATCATCTACTAAGTCACTGACTTGCTCATCAGCAACATTTATTTCGAGAACGGGAGCACCAAGTTGTCTCTTCCCGTATTCTATTAATTCTGTTCTAGAAGCAGGCTTTGACATATTACCAGTTTTCTAAGTATTTATCAAAGAGTGGATGATATACCACCCCTCACCATAATTTGACCCTCTACAATCCTATAAACCGTATCTCCAGTCTTAACATTAACGTCATATACATGTCTTCCTTCCTTCAAATCTGATGTCTGAGTTGTAGTTAACCCAATAAACATTTTTCCATCATAAGCACTAGAAAATCCAACCGTAAAAGTTGCAGTTGCAGCAGCTCCAACATACTTCGCCATCTGAGAAGATTCCGAAGTATAGTCAGTAAAATCTATTGCAGTACCAGACGTATCATTTACTGTATACGTACAAGTAAATGACGCACCAACATTAACTACCAAATCTACAACAGATGGATAGTCAGATGTTGAATCAAATGTAAAGGTTCTAGTTGCCATTTACGATACTCCTTAACATTTCCTTAATTTCTTTAATCTCACCTTTAAGATCATCTAATTCTGCACGTTCACTTTGTTTATGTTTACGAGCATCAATGTACTTTTTGTATTCAGTCATATCAGTTGAAACGATTGCGTTTGATCTTTCATCTCTATAAAGAGCATGATTGTCTTTTACAGGTATCATGATAATGCAATCGCTCTAAATTCAGCAACTCTAGGTGGTTTAGCCTGATTAGTTCCTGTCATTATAACCTTAATCTTAAATCCAGTAAATTCTCTCAAATCTTCAATAGTAAATTCATATTCACGGAAATCATCCAATCCTTGTGAAGGAGCAACAAATTGATCAGGTAGACCAGTATTACCTTGAGGATTAATGATTATACCATTCTCATCAAGATTATCATAACCAGGGAAGAGTTCATAACGCATTTCATTCTCTGCCTCATCTTGTCTAAAGATAGCATATGCTACTCTAATATCAGAGGTAGATGCTCTATTACCAGAGAATAGAACTTTAATTCCCGTAGCAGGAACTTTAAGTCCAACATTCTTAGTAACATAAGTTGCAGAAGATGGATCTTGACCTGCAATCTTAACTAAAGAGTTTTGAGCAAAGTTATCAATAGGATCATCAATTCTATTAGTTGTAAGAATAGTACTTACTCTATCAATATCAATAACAGGTGATACATTAGGATCATCACTATCAAAATCACATTGTAAATTGAATGATTTATTGCCAGGAAGAGAAGTTAATTTACTATCTTCATTAACCTTAGATGCAATCATCCGAGGTGTTTCAAGATAATTTGAATCATTTAATGCAATTCCTTGGTATCCTTCATCCTCAAATGATGTTTCAATACCACTTACACTTCTTGCACTAACAGTTCTCATTCTAGAAGTTATTGCAGTTCCTTTAGGGGTTAATGTTTGAATATTTGGAGTAAGAACTTCAAATTGAATGTTCTGAGATGCTTTAATTCTCGACTCTCCACCACCCTTTGTGCTATCAAAATATAGACTTGGGAATCCATTAGCACTTGAGGATCTGCTAATACCAATCCCAACACCATCAGATGATGTCTCATTCATATCAACACCAAGGAAATATGTATCCATTGTTATAGGATGAGCCCCTTGATTTGCAACTTCTGACATGTTATGAGTCTTATTAATTCTCCTTAGAGATACTCCATTAAACTCATACTTATATGCTAATGAATTTACTGGATGAGTAAATGCAAGGGTTGAATCTTGTGCTCTGGTAATTCCACTAATTGTAGTACCACTAACTGAAGTATACTTAATAATCTCATTTCCAATCTTAAGATATCCTGGGTTAGTTGTACCAACTCCAACACCCTCGAATGAAGTAAATGCACTACCAGCACTTACAACTAAATCACCAGTGTTATCTCTACCATAAGCAGCAGTTATAGAAGTTGGAGCATTGTCACTTACAATACCTTCAATCTTAACAAGGTTGTTAGATTCATGCATAGCATGATTCTTATGATAAACCTTCATTGTTTTACCATCATAATAAGGATCTGCAATTGCTTGACCAGATAGAATAGTTACATTGGAACCAGAACCATTAATTTCAGATCTAATACCAGTATTAGTAACATAATTCATACTAGCACCAGCAGCAACAAAGTCTCCTTGGACATCATCTAAGAATAATGTATTAGTAAATCCAATTGAGACAACAGATAATTGTGCTCCTGTACCAATACCATTCATAGAAGCAGTCGGAATACCAACTACGTCACCAATCTTATATCCTCTACCACCATCAGTAACACTAACAAGTCCGACTAATCCAGCCTTATTATTAGGATCCTGATAAACAGATCCAGCAGTAGATACCTGAACAGTAACCACCATTCCAGAACCACTACCAGTAATAGTATATGGTTGAATACTTTCTGATGTTGCAACAGTATATCCAGTACCAGCATTAACTGATAAGAGAGAATCTGTAGAACCACTACTTACAACAGAACCACCAATCGCAATAATACGTCCTAAACCACCTGATAAACCAGATCCGGTTTGTGCAATTGCAACACCAGTAGTGATACCAAGTGTATCAATACTATCTGCAATAGAGGAAGTTAATCCAAGTGTAACTCTCTTAGAAAGAGATGTAAGTGGGTTGCGAGTTAATTCAACTAACTCATTATTACCAACAGCAAGTTGTGGGTTATAGAAATTAACAGTTCCAGTAGTACCAGCAGTGAAGTCTGCTTTATTCAATACAAACTTCATATCCTCATACTGAGATGCACTCCAAGTAGAAGCATTCTGAGATTTGAATAATGATCCCAAATATGGTTGTTGGGTTATAATTACTTTTTGAGATTCTCCTAATCCTGTGGTAGAAATATCTTCATCACCTAATCTAGAAATCCATATGTTATATTCGGTAGAAGGAGATATAACAATCAATGCATATTCATTCCCACCTTCAACATATATTGGTGAATCAAATGTAAATCTAGTAGGAACACTAGCATCTGTTGATACGTTAATATTAGCAGCAGATACATCAACCTTACTAAACGGTAAAATAGTTGTAGTTGGATAACCAGTCTCTACAGTTCTAACTTCAACTCCACAAGGTAATATTTCATCCTTAGTTTCAAAGTAAAGATCAACACTTGTAAGGAATACACCATTAGCTTCAGGTACACTAAAGGTTTGTGCTAAAGGGTCACACCATCTAGTAATAACTCTTTGTCTAACTGTTGTGGTTGTTGAACTAAGAACAGCAACATCTCTTCTACCAATCTCTCTTCTTTGTCTATTGGTAAGAACTCTGTTATCAGTTAATTCTTCAGTTACAATTTCAGCATTTCTAGTATTAATAATTGTTTCTTGAATAGTTTCAAGAACACCAGAAGACTCATAATTCTTTTCTACTGCAGTTGAAATAGTTCCTGGTATAAGTGAATTAACAGGAGAAGCAGTGAAACGAAGACTCTTATTACCAGCAGTAAACTGTGGGTTTTGTGCTATTGTAGAATCAGGAACAAAGAAAGAACCAATTAATGTACCAACATTATCACTTATAAGACGTGATTTCGTAACTGTTGCTTGAGCACCACTACTTTGTCCTCTAAGAGTCATGTTGCCATTTATAAATCCATAGTAATCACCTTGTGGTTGATTCTGAAGACTAAATGTATCAACATTTAAAATAGCAGCAGTTGATGTATAAACCTCTGCTATACCTTGATTATCAGCATATGGGTTGACAGTGTAGGTATCAGTAGGAGCATTATATGGACCATACTTATGATTTGGTGTAGCAGTTCTAAATTGAATATAAGGAGTAGATGGAGTATTTGCTCCTTCATCTAATATTGATGGAGTACCAATAATAGTTTCACCCACTTGGAATGTACCATTATCCATAGTTATTTCCAAGAGTTTAGGGAAACAGAATTTAGCAACATCTTCCCCTTCAAAGAACCCATATAATTGAGTTCTTGGTTTCACTCCTTTAATAACATATTCAATATTACGGGAACGCATGAATGGAAGATTCTCACGATCAACAACACGATCTCCTAGAGATTCAGTATCAATTCTTTCAACTAATCTAGTTGCAAGTCCAGTTCTAGACTGATGCGTTTGCGTAGTAGTTTCTTGGTTAGTTACCTCAACCCGAATTGTTTGAGCACTAACTTGAACATTTCTGAAGAACCACTGACTTGGAGAACCCCAACCTCTGTTAGATGCAATATCAATTGTTCTAGGAACATGACCAGTTCTCTGAACACGTGTTTCATGACTGATTGTTGTAGCTACATCAACACCAACCCAATCAGTTTGCCATGAATTCCATACAGTAGAGATAAGTCCTGTATTTGGATCAGCACCTGTCTCCTTGAGCATATCTTCATAATTTCCTTCAATATTAATAACTTGCGTATCAATTCTTTTTGTATCAATCCAAACATCAGAAGATGGATTTAATTCCATACTTCCA